GAAAGTTACAAAATTAATGGTGGCTCTGATTATGCAATTGCTTGGTTTGATGTACAAAAGTTTATTCCACAAGGAACTGTATATTTCAGTGGTAGTGCTTTGTCACAACAAACATATTCTATTGCTCCTACAATCAACGGTACTTATTCTGGAAATGTTCGTAGCTGGCCAGCAAACTCTGGCTCGTATCTGACGGCATCTATCACAGAAACCAACGGACAAGTTAATTGGCCATTTGTGTTCTTGAGTGATGCAGTTGATGATGTTAGTAACTTGTCAGGCTATACATTCAGCCGTGATGCTGGCGAAAGCAAAAACTTGTTTGAACCAATTTTTGCATATGATTCATCTGAATTGAAGTTCAATGGCTCGATTAATGCCAAGTTTGGTGCTGCTAAATTGACCAGTAACTATCCTGCAAAATATGCCGGAACTGGTTCATTGAGTGGTAGCCAATTGTATGGCGGCAAGCAAGTAAGCCTTGGTGTTGTATCTACTCCTAAGAGATTGATTCGTAAGTTTAGTGGTGTTTCACTACCTAACGATGCTTCTGGTTGGTTCTATCTGACCTCAAGCGCACAAGGTACACAAACCACTGAGGAAACTCAAATCTCAACCGCAATCAACGAAAGCTCAGAAACTAATTGGTTGTTGAGTTCTTCGGTATTGAACACGGGTACAAACACAGGTCAAATTGATCTTGATTACGACAAGGATACATTTGATGCAACTGGTGATTTGGTTGTGCATAGCGCAAGCTTTGCAACAGTTCGTAGTGCCGCAACTTGCGGAGCAGCATTGCGCTTCATTGGTATCGTAAGTGGTAAGTATGGTCCATTCAATGGATCGTTTATTGCAACTGGTTCGGGTGGATCTGATCCATGTAACCCAAATCCAGATTCTCGTAAGAATATGGTGCTTGCAGTTTTGGCAAATACCCAAAATGCATCTACCCAATTCGACAGCAACTACACAGTCAATGGATTTGTTGATTCAGTTGTAGCACAATTGACAAGCTCTGTATATCCTTACAAGGGTCAAGTCAATCCAAACGAAAACCAATATCAATTGGCTCTTCGTTACAACTTCACCGATGAAAACGGAAACAACTCTTCTGGTACTTATGGTTACTATGACTTCTCTCTTGAAGAGAATGCAAATAACTATATCAAAGAAGTGTTTGGTATGGACCCAACTGTTGGTAACCCAGCAAAACAAGTTCAAGGTCAAAAGATTGAAGCTGCATACAACTATGTGTTGTTTGAAGACAGCATCAAACGCTTCTTGGCTGAAAAGACTCGCAGTGGTGATGAAGGTGGTGGTTGGAGAATCCAAGTTGCTACCGCACCAAGCTCTGGTTTCAGCGTAGGAGAATCGATGAAGTTTGTGGATCAATACTCATATGATCCAAACACTGGCGATTCACAATTCGCTATCACCAACGCCAAGACTCCTTGGATCTATTCGCAAGCAATTGCTCCATTCAAGGGAAGTGCAACCGAAACTGCAAACCCAACCAAGTTCAAGTTGTTCAAGGTTCACACCTTGAGCGATGGTACCTTGGCAAATCGCAAGTACAAGATCGAAATCAGCAACGTCAAGTTGTCTGGTACAGTTCCTGGCAGCGAATGGGGTAGCTTCACTCTTGCAGTTCGTGCATACAGCGATACTGACAAGCGTCCAAAGTATTTGGAAATCTTCCAAAACTTGAACCTCAACCCAGATAGCGCAAACTTCGTAGCACGTCGTATTGGTGATCGCTACGCATACATTACCTTCGCAGGTAAGATTGTAGAATACGGTACTTACGTCAACTTGAGTAAGTATATTCGTATTGAAATGACCGATCTTCCATATCCAGTAAGCGTAGTGCCTTACGGATTTGAAGCATACTCGACCCCAGTGGATGGAACTCTTGGTAACTTGTTGCCAGCAGTTCGCTACAGCAAGGCAAGTATCTATGGTCTAGCACCTGGTAAGTATCCATCTGGTACTGTGTTTGGTGATCCAGCCGAAGCAAGCGAAGAACTCGCATACCTCTACCCAACCTCGTCGTTTGGTGTGGGTGTTGCAATCGACACTGCAAACTGGTTCAAGCCACTTCCATACTACGGCGGCAACGATCAAAACGGTGACAACATCGACTTTGATCTTGAAGCCAAGGTCTGGGGCTACGCAGATGCATCTTACTATGCTCAAGGCGTAGCAGCAAGCACTGGTTCGATTCTGCCTCCTCAATTGAGTGGTAGTATTCCAAGCATCTACGATCCAGTAAACGAGCCAATCTATGTTCGTTTGCGTAAGTTCGTGGTTGGATTCCAAGGTGGATTTGAGGGTCAATGGCCAGCAATTCCAATCAACGTTGGATCTGACATCACTGCTGGTAACACACAAGGTTTGGATTGTACCACAATCAAGAGTCCTGGTAGCATCGCTTACAAGCAATGTATCGCAGCCCTCGGCAACGCCGATGAATGGGATATCAACTTGATCGTGTTGCCTGGTATCTTCTGTGAACAACACAGCTATGTTACCAACTTGACCATCACCATGTGTGAAACCCGTGGCGATTGCTTCTACATCATGGATAACGTGGTGTTCCCAGCAAGCAACCAAAGCGTAGGTTTGATTGACGCTGCAATCAACAGCGTAGCAACAATCGACAGCAACTATGTTGCAACCTACTATCCATGGGTCAAGATCCTTGACACAAACTTGAACAAGATCATTCCAGTTCCACCTTCTGTGGTGTTGCCAGCAGTTTACGCTGCAAACGACAACGCAGCAGCAGAATGGTATGCTCCAGCAGGTTTGAATCGTGGTGGTATTCCACAAGCAGTCCAAGTCTTGGATCGCTTGACTCACCAAGAGCGTGACGTTCTTTATGAGAACCGTGTCAACCCAATCGCAGCATTCCCAGGTCAAGGCATTGTGGTGTGGGGTCAAAAGACTCTGCAAATCAACCCAAGCGCACTGGATCGTGTCAATGTTCGCCGTCTGTTGATCAACCTCAAGAAGTTTATCGCAAGCAGCAGCAACTACCTTGTTTTCGAACAAAACGTTGCAGCAACTCGCAACCGCTTCTTGGCAATCGTCAATCCATATCTTGAAAGCGTACAACAACGCAATGGTATCTATGCATACCAAGTCAAGATGGATGCTGAGAACAACACTCCAGACTTGATTGATCGTAACATTCTGTATGGTCAAATCTATATTCAACCAACTCGCACAGCAGAATTCATTATGTTGGACTTCAACATTTTGCCAACTGGTGCAAGTTTCAGTGCTTAATCTGAATTAGCATAAACAACAAGAGGGCGAGCAATCGCCCTCTTTTTTATTTGTAAGCAGCAACAAAAAAGCCCCTCTTTGCGGAGGGGCTTTGTTTTATAGTTTCATTTTTATGGGGTTGCCCACTTGGTCTTGAGGTAGGCTTCAACGTTTTGAATTTCAGATAGTGTCAGCAACTTGTTATAGATGACAATTTCACCAATATATCCATCCAAGTCAAAGTTACCTGATGTATCGGTACCGATATACAAGTAAGTGGTACTTGCATTGGTTATGCTACCAACGTTAGCTGAGAATGTCAATGTTTGAGCAGCACCGTCAATTCTCATGTTCAATCGCAATGCGTTTTGAACGTTCACGTCGGCATCTGTCAAAGTTCCGTCAAAATATGTTGTAAAGATGTGGAAGTTGGTATCCACTGTTGCTGGAGCATTTGCAATACCACCAGCACCACCGATTTGCCATTGCGAGCCAATATTTGCCAAATACAAGCCTTTGACTTCGGCACTGCTTGTTTTCATAATTGTAGCAATTTGATCAGTTGCAGTAGCATTGGTCTTCATCACAATGAAGTAAGTATACTTTTGAATAGCTTGGAATGCAGTCCAAGGATTGACCGTAAACAAATCATTGTTACCGTCAAAGTATACTGCTGGCAAACCGTTTTGAATATTGGTACGATATCTTGGTTTGACACCAGTATTACCGGTTGTGTTTGCATCGTGAGGGTTACTCAATCCAGAGTCGATCCAGCTACCAAGGAAAGTTTCATTGGTTGGATTGCTTGGGCTGTAGTTTGTGCTATTGGTTGCGTTCAACCAAATTTGCAACGAAGGATCGTTTGGATTAATTGGTGCTGCCAAGCTTGGTGTTACGCTCGGAGTAGCAGTCAAGCTAGGCGTTATACTAGGCGTAGCAGTCAAGCTAGGTGTAGGTGTTATAGTACGTGTTGGTGTTAGGCTAGGTGTTGCACTTACACTAATACTTGGAGTCACACTAGGAGTTGCTGTTTCACTTGGAGTTACGCTAGGTGTTGCTGTTTCACTTGGAGTTGGTGTCAAGCTTGGAGTAGCAGTCAAGCTAGGTGTTGCGGTTAAGCTTGGTGTAACAGTTATGCTAGGTGTTACCGTAGCCGTTGGTGTTGGAGTTGGGATCGGAGTTGCTACTATACCTACACAAACTGGCAATCCTATTGTAAATACAGATGGTGATGCTTGCACCAATGTAGCTGTGCCACTTGGACCACTACCACCTGGAACTCCTATACCTGTTCCAAATACAAATCCAGATGTTCCACCCGAAGTCCATGATTTGAATGATGTAGTATCACCAGTATATATTGCTGTATTACTACCTTGAGTAAATGTAATTGTAACATTTTGACCAACAAATGTCGAGTAGTAAGCAGATCTATCAACCGCACCATCATCAATATTGTTGAAATAAAATCCTCTACCAGATGTTGTAAGATTGTTGATATCAACACTTCCAGAAGTAACTCCTGCCGCATTGTTCATAATAGAATTTCCAGCAGTTGGGAAATTATAAGGCAAACTGACTAGTGTATAAGTATAGCATGATCCAGGAGCAGGTGTAGCAGTTGGCGTAGGAGTTTCCGTGGCAGTCGGAGTAGGTGTTACCGTTTCACTTGGTGTTGTGGTCAAACTTGGTGTGACAGATACACTGATGCTAGGTGTTGCTGTCAAGCTAGGGGTTACAGACACACTAGGAGTTATAGAGTTGCTTGGAGTAGATGTTACGCTAGGCGTTGCTGTGCTACTTGGTGTTGCGCTCACACTGATGCTAGGTGTAACACTAGGAGTTTTTGTGACAGAAGGAGTTACACTTGGTGTTGGAGTTGAACTAGCATATGGTGTAGGACTTGGTGTTGGAGTAGGATCTGTGCCTGGATCACTTCCAGTGCCATCTCCACCACCAAGACCCACAGCTTGAGCAATAGTTAGTTGGTGTGCTGCGGCTGCATTGACAGTTGTTTGTTCATGCAAGTATTGATCCCAATCGGGAACCGTAATCAATATTTTTTGACCTTTTTTGTTGCGTCCAACTAATCTCATATTTCAATAAATATCGCTCATTCAGTAACCACCGCTAAAATATAAACGATTTATGTGATATATCTCTATTTATACGTATATGATCAGTCTGACCGACTTATTGTTAGAATCTAAGTTACCCATCAGTGAGCAAGATATGGACTTGTATGCGAAGAAATACAAGAAAACTATCGACTATCTGCGTGGCAAAAACAAAGTGTTGTTGTTGACCACAAGCAATCGTTGGTCGCAACACAAAGAAGACGTTCCAAAAAGCAGTCAACTTGCTATCAAAATTCAAGAATTACTTGGTAAGGAAAAGGTAACATTGATTGATACTACCAAATTGCACATTGTACCATGTGAAGGTAATGTGAGCAGCAACAAAGAATTTGGTGGCAATCATTGTGGTGCGGCAAAAGCATTGTTGAAAAACAAAGAACAAAACCCAAGTGGTTATCATCGTTGCTGGGCAAGTGTAAATGAAAAAGGCGACGAACTTTGGAAGATCAGCAAAGAGTTATTTGAAAGTGACTGTGTGCTGTTTTTTGCGAGTGTGAGATGGGGCCAAGCTAATGGATATTATCAAAAACTCATCGAACGTTTGACTTGGATTGAAAACAGACATTCGACAATGGGTGAGTCCAACATTGTCAAAGACATTGATGCTGGATTTATTGCGGTTGGTCAAAACTGGAATGGTAAGCATGTAGTTCAGACGCAAAAGAGTGTTCTTGACTTTTTTGGATTTCAAACTCCAGATCAACTATTTTGGAACTGGCAATTTACTGATGATGCACTTGATGAAACACAGCGTTCATATTTGAAGGGTGTATCCACATTTGAAAAAACATTTATTGACTAATATGATCAAATTACAGAATCTTCTTACTGAAATGCTGCGTGAGGGTGGTGCTGGCGGACACATGGCGCATCCGTTTGATTTTACAAAAACTGGCAAGCAACTTGTTGATGTGTTTGCCAAATCAATTGAATCTCTCAAAAAGGGTGCTGGTAGTGTCAAGATCGATGGTGTCAACGCCAGCATTCGTTTGGTAAACGGTAAATTTGTTATGGATCGTGGCAGTGCCAAGCCGTTCGACGTTCAAGGCATGAGACCCGAAGATTTGGCAAACCGCTGGCCTACAGATCCAACCACTGGAGTTGAGCATGGATTTGTAAAAATTGGTGCTAAGGTTATCAATATTTTCGACGAAGCTATTCCCAGCACACAAGCCGAACTAAAAAAGTTGGGGCTGCTAGACAATCCAAATATTTTGCTCAACATTGAATATGTTGAAGGACAAACCAATGTTGTTGGTTATGGAGATATCGGAAACTTTTTGGCAATCCACGGTTTGAAGGAGATCAAGCCAAAAACCTTTGGTAAAGATGGTCAAGTAAAAAGTCGTGTAGCTACTGAAATTCCTTATGACAAAGCAGCAATGCAAAGCTACATCGACAAGCTTAATGTAGTGGCTCAAAAGCAAGGGTTCAAGGTGTTGGGTAGTGTAGGTACTGCATTCAAGAGCAATCCTAATCTTACTCGCCCACTTGGAGAAAAGATTACGTTGTATCCAAATGGCGAAGCAGTTACAGCATCTTTGAAAGATTGGTTGAAAAATGTCAAGATTGAAACACCACTGATCACCCGAGAAGAGTTCTTGAAAGCACAAAAGAGCAAAAACATTTCAAAAGATTTTGCTGGTCAAGACATTCGTAAAGTAATCAACGATACGATTGTATACATTGCCACAATCAAACTAGGCGATGAAGTTCTAAAGAACGCAACCAGTGAAATTGGAGATCTAGAGAAACACGAAGGTATAGTGATTCGTGATCCTAGTATCTATGGTAATCCATTCAAAATTACTGGAAGTTTCATAGTAAAAGGACTACAAAGTAGTTTTGGGAAATAAAACAAATACATATTGGTTATGAAAAAAGCACAAGGCAAAAGCAATCTCGACATCATTCGGGATTATGTAAATGGTGAACGTCCATTCGTTCAAGTTGGTTATACCGACGACCTCAACAACTCTAAACGCAAAGAAGGAGAACAGTGGGAGGATAGTCAAGGTAAGAAGTGGATCTGGAAGAATGGTGCCAAGCGCAGAGTTCCAAAAAAGGCAACGTTTGTTATTGAACAGCGTTGCAAGCAATGCAACATGGACGTGCGCTGGGGCAACTATTTGGATGATCGTGTTTGGCCAAAGACACAATTGTGCTATGACTGTTTCACCAAGAATGAAACGGATATGAAACTAGACGGTACTTGGGAATATTTTGATCAAGCCCGTGATTTGCGCAACGAAAGCAGTGTTTTGAAGGAATACAAAAAGAAGTTTGATGAAACACTGAAATGGTGTCAAGACCACGAAGGCAAGCCTCTTGAGTTTATCAACGAAGACGGTAGCATTGAAAAGTGGGAAACAGGCGCAGATGTGGGCAAAATTCGTGAGGATGTAACCAAAGATTTGGAAATCATCAACGCACGTTTGGCTGAGATTGACGGTTTCATCAAAGAGTTGGAACAAAAGTATGAGTCAGCAAAACTACAGAGATCTAATAAAGCAAGAGTATAAGAAGTGTATTGAAGATCCCATATACTTCATGAAGAAGTATGTGAAGATTCAACATCCTATACGTGGTACTTGCAACTTTGATCTGTATCCATTTCAAGAAAAAGCCTTGAAGGATCTGGTCACGTTTGATCTCAACATCATCCTCAAGAGCCGTCAGATGGGTATTTCTACTCTGGTGTCGGCATATAGCTTGTGGTTGATGACATTCTTCAACGACAAAAACATTCTGTGTATCAGTATTACACAAGAGACTGCAAAAGAAATCGTTACCAAAGTTCGCTTTGCCAACGACAACCTTCCAGCATGGCTCAAGGTTCAGTGTGTTGAAGACAATCGTTTGAGTTTGCGTTTGAAAAACGGATCTCAAATCAAAGCAGTGTCCAGTGCTGGTACTGCTGGTCGTTCTGCCGCTTTGTCTTTGTTGGTGATTGACGAAGCTGCGTTCATCGACAACATCGAAGAAATCTGGTTGTCGGCACAATACACGCTATCAACTGGTGGTCGTGCCACAGTTCTATCAACTCCAAATGGCGTTGGTAACTTTTTTCACAAAACGTGGGTAGCAGCAGAAGCCAAGGAGAATAAGTTCAATACTATCAGTTTGCCTTGGTATTTGCATCCCGAGCGTGATCAAGCATGGCGTGACAAACAAACTGAATTGTCGGGTATCAAGGGTGCTGCACAAGAATGTGATTGCGACTTTAGCACGTCTGGTAATCAAGTTGTGGCAGTGGATGTATTGGAGTTCTACAAAAAGACTCATATCACAGATCCTATTGAAAAGCGTGGTGCTGCTCAAG